CCTGTATCGCCAGGTAGGCATGGCGAATGATCTAGTCAAGGGGGCGCCAAAAGGGTCGCCTCAGTCGTACTTGGACGAACTCGACTACGGGCTATACGAGAGCATCAGGAACGCTTACACAGAAGGCGGTATAAATAACAGAGGCGCGCCTATATCTTCTCTAATGCAGACGATCACGAATCCAAAAGCGGCTAAAGGACAGAGACAGGGCAAGGAGGGTTACTTCCAGAAGAAGCTGATATCTAGGCGAGCGGATCTGTCAGGCCGGTCTGTAATAACAGTAGAGCCTGACCTCAACTTGGACGAGATAGGGATGCCGCGTAAGATGGCGCTTCAGGTCTATCGTCCCTTTATCGTAAGGGAGCTCCTCGCTAACGGGTACAGTAAGCGAGAGGCGATAGAGAAGCTCCGTAAAGACCCAAAGTCTCCTACTGTGACCTCAGCTCTAGATCGCGCTATTAAGACGCGTCCTGTCTTGATGAAGCGCGATCCCGCTCTCCACAAGTTCAGCATTATGGCCTTCTACCCTAAGATCACAGAGGGCAAGGCCTTAAAGATACACCCAATGGTGGTCGGAGGATTTAACGCGGACTTTGATGGAGACACAATGGGCGTGTTCGTGCCGAGCTCTGATGAGGCCGTAGAGGAAGCGCGTAACATGACTCCATCGAAGAACCTCATAGGTACTAAAGGGTTCCGCGTCATGAACACACCGACCTGGGACTTCGCATACGGCATATGGCAGATGACAGAGCTGCGTAAAGACGTTAAGAAATCTTTCGGCTCCCCTGAGATGCTAAATAAGGCCGCTAAGGAGGGCAAGGTCAAGACCAACGACATAGTCCGAATTCGAGGCAAGAAGACGTGCGCGGGGCGAGCGAAGCTTTGGTCGAAGATGTCTCCTGAGCTTCAGAAGCTCTACGGCGATGAGGTCCTCTTCGGTAAGTCTCTGACTAAGAAGGGGATCGAGGCTCTGCTAGAGAAGATCGCTAAGAAGAACCCTGGATTGTTTACGCGGATGGCGGACGCGTGGAAGATCCTCGGAGCTCAGAACGCGTACGCGGATGCGTGGTCATACGGTCTTAAAGACCACAAGACCTATTCAGGCATAAGGGATAAGCATCTCCGCGCGGCTGATAAGAAAGTCTCTACTATAAAGAGGCCTACCGATGCGGATAAGGTGCGGATCTACAGCGAGGCTAAGAAGAAGATCACTAAGGAGCTTAAGCAAGCTATGGAGAAGGACGGGAACCGTCTGTGGCGTATGACCGGAAAATCGGGGGCGATGGGGAGCAAGTTTAATCAGGTAGAGCAGATGGTGAGCTCTCCCATTCAGGTCGTTGACCTAGAGGGTAAGGTCGTCGCCAATCCGGTGCGGCGTTCTTACGCGGAGGGGTTCAGCTCAGCTGATTACTGGACAACGATACCCGGAGTCCGGGCGGGCACTCTGTCACGCGCGCGAGGCACAGCCGAGCCTGGGGCTGTAGGTAAGTCTCTGATCAACCTCGCCATAGGCTTGACGGTCACGGAGAAGGACTGCGGCACACAGAAAGGTACACCGCTCCGTACAGATAACATAGACATTGAGTCTAGGTATCTGCCGATGAGCCTCAAGGTAGGCAATAAGACGTACCCGCGTAACACTCTGATCACGCCCGAGATCGCAGCCGAGATCAGAAATAAACACAAGGTGATAGAAGTGCGCTCTACGCTCTCTTGTAAATTAACTAAAGGCGTGTGCCAGTATTGCAGCGGTGAGCGCGCCAATGGCGGTAAGTATGAGCTAGGAGAGAACGTCGGGGTTAACTCAGCGCACAGCCTCTCAGAGCCTACGACTCAGATGACGATGAACGCTTTCCACACGGGGGGGAGCGCGGACGGAAAGGGCGGAAAGGCCGTGGATGAGTTTACGCGTATGGGCCAACTGTATAACTTACCGAAGACGCTGCCGGGGGCGGCTACTATAAGCAGAGTTGAGGGCCGAGTCTCTAAGATAGAGAAGGATAAAGAAGCGGGAGGCCACTTCGTCACTATCGCGGGAGAACAGCACAGGACGCCTACGGGCCTCGCGCTCTTAGTGAAGCAGGGAGACAAGGTCAAAGCGGGAGATCCTTTAAGCGAGGGGCCGATTAACCCTCATGATCTCCTACAGTACAACGGGATTGAGAGCGCGCGTAAGTATTTAGTCGATGAACTCCACTCGATCTACAGTAACCACGGCGTGCGCCGCAGACACACGGAGTGTATCGTTAAGCAGATGACGAACCTCGTAGAGATCATCTCAGACCCTGAACATGAGTTTACGCCTGGTGAGCACTCTACGCGTACGCGAATAGACAGAGTTAACTCGGAGCGGGCTAAAGAGGGCGTGGCTCCTGTTAAGGCCAAGCCTAAGCTCAAGCGTATCCAAGACGCGGTGCTGCTCAACTCAGAGGGTGACTTCCTCGCCGCGATGAATTACCGAGAGATACAGAAGACATTTGTCCAAGCCGCGACTTACGGGCATAAGTCTAATCTCCACGGAACAAACCCAATACCAGGAGTGGCTTATGGCGCGGAGTTCGGTAAAGGTAAGGAGCCAGGTACTTACTGATGTTTGAGCGTAATATAAGACCTAAGCTCGAGATCTACCGCGCTGAGGTGATCGAGGTTTATCCTGAGAGAGGTACTTGTGATCTGAGGACGAGAGACACAGAGAGCAAGTTCTTCCGCGAAGTCCCTTGGTCGTCGCCCTTCGCTGATATTGATGGGGCCGGGATCGACTTCTGCCCTACTGAGGGGCAGATGTGCTATATGTTGGCGAACACGAGTAACGCGCAAGAGATTAGAGGCATCTCTAGCGTCATACTCGGGTGGAGCTTCCCCGAGCTCGAAGGCTCTTACGGCGAGGGGCGCGAGCTTCTGTCTCGGAATGATCTTAAGTTCGCAAACAGGCGAGGCGCTAAGATACTGCTCGACGCGAACAGAGGAGACCTCTTGCTTCAATCAGGGGCGTCTTGCGGTGTGACTATGTACCGCATGTCTAACTTCATGCACTTACTCTCCGACTCATATATGGTAGAGACACGAGGTGGCCACGTCCTCTGGGAGACATCAGGCGAAGATGACGGTGAAGATCGCGTCAGGTACTCTTGCGCTGTTAAGTCTAGAGCGGGAGACGATGTAGGCTTTCTCCGGATACTAGCGAGCTCTGACAGGCTAGGTGATTTCTTTGAGGTCACAGTGACAGATGGCGACTCACAGAGCGGGCAATATGTCTCGACGAACACGTCCGACATCTACAAGAGACCATCTCAGTACGCGAAGATCAGGTTCTCCTCAGATGGACGAGGCGTCATACATACAGCCTCTCGATTAGACTTAAGCGCTAACGACGAGGTTAGGATTCGATCTAAGGGGGCTATACGCGCGGAGGCGAACTCTATTACAGGGGAGGCGAATAGCCCCGCGTCATCTGACACGTCGAGCTTTAACTTTGAGCCGAATAACGCGAGGATCGTGACCGACGACTTAGAGATCGAGGCTAAGTCCTTACGGATAATAAATCGCGCTGATGGGGAAGTGTTATTCCGCACAGCTGATAACGCTCTTCATCAAGACTCAGAGAACAAGAGGCTCTTTAATGAGGACCTCCAGCACTGGCTGTTTAACCACACACACCCGACCGCTTCAGGTTTATCTCTCCCGCCTCTAGGGAGGCCATCAGACGTCCCGATTAATCTAAATGGCCAGATCCTCAATGAGCGTGAGCTCTCCGAGGCGATCCATACGTCTGAGATAGGCTTCGCTTACAGGAGTCGCTCTCTAGCGGGTATGAGCTTAGCGATATCTAGCTTGATCGCTTTAATACGTGTCCTTCCGGGAGGAGAGGTAGGTGTTCAGGCGCTCCTCGCCACCATGCAAGCGCAGGGTTTAATCCCGCAAGGGCGGAACGACTTAACCGCTTGGTTCGCTGAGGTCTCTTCATCGTTCTTAACAGAGGCGGAGAGCGTAGAGCAGCAGAGCGAGTCAATAGAGTTCGACGCGCTAGGTAATCCTGTACTCAGCGATCAACAATATGGTGTATCATCGGTAAATGACGTTATTACACAAGACACGAAAGTGAGGTAGGCATGTATCACGAGCCTATGTTTTTAGAGAGGCCTGTCTTTGAGAAGGTCGCTGTGTTGGTTAAGCTCCCTGACGACGAGAAGAAGTGGGGCCCGCGTATCTTAAGCGAGCTTCATCGCCAGGTGCCCGCGATGGAGGAGTTTCATGCGAACATCGTGCTCGACAGGACAGACCCTAATAAGGGTGTAGGCTTTGGTTATATCATCGCTCAACCTAAAGTCCTTAATCCATTAATGAGCAAGGCCTTGCCTAAGATCAAAATCCCCGTCGTGATTAAGAATTGGCACCTCTCACCCCTTGATGTCTTCTACGATCCCGAAGGTAGAGGCTACCCGCTCAACGAGCGACGTGTCCGTGAGGCGCTCCTGAGGCCTGACACCTTCGACTTACCGTCTAAGGGCACAGAGGAGAGAGGGAGTCCTGATATAAGAAACATGATGACCCCTCCGTGGGAGAACGTGGGTCAGTTTTACAGAGGTGTTAACACGCAGGTGGGGAGCGGTCAGGTCAAGACCTCATCCTTGCTCCGACGGATTAACGGGACAGTAGAGCACGCCGACCTCAAGAAGCTGGCGTCTTGGGTGACTTCCGATGAAGGGAGAGGAGCTCTGCACGGGGACGAAGACATCAAGAGTGTGTTCTTGGGAGCGCTCAGGTTACGAGAGCAGGAGTCTTTGGTTAAGGTCTCCTCCGCGAGCGGGTTTATTATCCGACAGTACAGGTGGGACGGCGGACCGGACGTCATCGTTAAAGAGGCGTCTAGTGATGGGTTTCAGCCGATACTCTATAAGATCGCGGCCGAGCAGGCAGGCGAGCAAGTGCCGCAGCAACAACAGCAGCAGCTGTCTCAACAAGGGCAAGCTACCGAGGCGCCCCAGAACGCTGTGATGACCCCCATGGAGATGGAGACTGACGAGTTCATGCCTGTAGGCACATTCGCGGTCTATAAAGTAGTGACGACGTCCAATGAACAGATGACGGGCTGGGTGTTCCCTTATGTGCTCTCGTTCCTCATGGAGAAGATACCTACTCAAATCTTCGCTGACGGCACAAACTTCCACATCGGGCAGCAGATCGCGGGTGTGCCTCTAGGGACAGGGAGCTCTCTCCCGAGCGAACCGCCTCAAGGTAGGGGTATGTTCTACATCCATAGAAACGGGCGAGTGTTCGGGTTCGCGCCTATCGAGATCATGGGTCAGCAGCCTTCGCAGGATGGCTCTACTATGATCATGGCGCGTACCATCTTGGGCGGTAATGATCTACAGCTTCAGCTAGTACAGGGCCTCAAGATCCCTACTCAGATGGACGAGACAATATACGGGATCCCGTCTGACGTGAGATGGCTCCCCTTCAAGCAGCCTATTAACCCTCTAGTGAGTGATCCCGCACAAGCTACGCAGAGGACGGGCGCTTTTTATATGCAGCAGGTCCAGGCTGCTCAGCAGCAGCAAGCTCAAGCGCAGCAACAACAAGCTCAAGCGCCAAAAAAGGGAGGCGGTAAGGGTCAAGAGAAGAAGGCTAACCTCATGGTTCAGGTGAGGATGACACAAGACGGCACATACTCACTCTCGGGAGCCCCTTTTGAGAAGCTCGCTGCGGACCACACCCACTTCCTCGACTACGCAGACGCTGAGTGGATGCTCGCGCTAGCGGGCGTTGATCCTGATTACACCCAAGAGAAGATCGCGCGCCTTAGAGTTATCGGAGGGCTCACAGAGTTCCCCGCGTTTAGACACGTCAGTCCTCCTGAGATCACGATCGAGAAGGTCGGAGCGCGTCGGGAGTGGGCGAAGAGCTTAAAGCAAGAGATGCAGAAGCACGCGGCTTCGATCAAAGATCCGATGATCGCTGACTCGCTCCTGAGCCTAAACTTCTTGTCGTCTAAGAACATTAACATGTTCATGGCTTACCTCCCTCAGCTCAACGAGTCGACTAACGCGATAGTGAACCTCTTGGTGGCGAGCCGCGTAGGTCTAAACGAGATTCCAGAGGAGGCGTGCGTGGAGGCTATGAACGCGTTAGAGAAAGTGATCTCGGGCGTGAAGATGATCATGCTGAGAGAGGCGAGTCTATGAGACACCCTAGCGAGTTGTTTATTAAGAGCCTCTTAATTCGAGGCAAGAAGGATAATGATGTCGCCTCTCTCCTTAAAGAGTACGGACTCCCCTCCATACCCGAAGAAGAGGTAGATGGTTATCTCGATGACCTGATCGCGTCTCTAGGCGTCATCCCGACAAACCTCTACGATGAGGCTGCGTCTAAATGGCTTAAAGACAATAAGGTTTATTATCTAGTCCACCCGGACTCCGTGGTGTCGGCGTGTACGCGCCTCTTAGATAACAACGCGATCAAGAGGGACGTGTATGTCTCTCTGCTCGGCCGAGTGTCTCCTGATGACCTCGCGCTACACCTATTCGACGCGTACGGTATAGATATCTCCTCAGAGACGGTGAAGGCCTTCAAGCACTATTACTTCGATGTCGACCAGATGAGCGTAGATGATTGGGCGCCCTTACTCGAGAGTATGCCTGGATCAGACCCGAGCTACTACATGTCCGCTTTAGACGGAGGCGCCACAGTCGCGGCCTATAGACTGGGGAGAGAGCTCAACGTGTCAATACGTGACGCGGTTAAGGAGGCCGTCACGGGTCTCTATGTCTCTTTACACGAGATTAGACACTGGTCAGCGAGCCCTAGTAAGGTTAAGGTGCTGAGCGATACAGTCAGCGCGCTTTCTAAAGCGCACGGGGTTATAAGCACAGCGGACGCAGAGCTAGCGTCCGTCGCGCACGAGCTCCGTCAGTTTAAATTAGCTAGAAATAACACAAAGCCCGTAGCGCTCAACGCGCTCAGCGAAGGGCGTCACAGCGGTTCAGGTAAGCGAGATGCAGGATAACTTATTAAGTAAAGAGATCAATGTAGTCCCCATCATGTTTGAAGAGGAGAGCAGGGAGTCCTTCACGGTTAAGCATAGAAGAGAGGAGGACGACCTCATCTTACAGATACTCCCCAAGCACAACCCCGCTCACCTCGGCGCGCGGGTGGCGAAGGCGTTCGTCGACACCATAGGGGAGGTCGGCATGCACAAGATCAGAATTGAAGAGGTAGATGACGCGATCTTCGGGGAAGGTAAGCCTACGGTGTACGTCAAGTGCTTAGGTATGGGCGCTGACTACTACCAGCGGATCATCTTTAATCACTTTTTTGAGAATCTACAGGAGTCTCTCGTGTCCAAGCAGGCGTGACCCGCCTCTTGAGATAGATCACTACGTCGAGGCGCGGAGCCTTAAGTTTAATAGCCCCGGCGAGGACGCCCTTACCCTTACACGACTTTTTTATCATCTTGCGCAGAGGCGCCTGTGAGATCTTAGGCACGTCATTTAGTAAAGGCGCGGTCACTCTCTTGACAAGAGGAGACGCCGTGTCGCTTACTTTGACGTGAGCGGGGTCGCATACATCAAACGCGACGAGGTTGACATATTTTACAATATCTTCCGCGAGAGAGGTGAGTTCCTTGCCAGTCATAAAGAATACTCCAAGTGTGCGCAAAGCGCTCGGTCAAGGTTTTAGGTTACGCCCCTTCGTAGAGGAGGGTGTGCCTATACTAGAGGAATGGGACTTAGAGGTCGAGGCTTCAGACGGCTTGACCCCTGTGCTCTTCAGCGAGGGTTTAACTGAGCTTCAGCCTAGCGAGTTCGTGGAGTTCGCTGTGCGCATGCCTAACCACGCCAATAAGCAGCTCGAGCCCTTCGACTTTAGGAGCCGGAGGTATCTCCGCTCTATATATGACACTACGTCGCCCCGAGTCTTACTCAAATGCGGGAGGCAGGTAGAGAAATCTACCTACTTAGGTAACCGCTTACTCGCGTTGACGTGCATACAGCCGTCGTTCACGGCGCTCTACGTCTCCCCTACGAATCAGCAGACTAAGACGTTCTCTAATGATAGGATCAAGGAGCCCATAGAGACAAGCGTGAGGCTGAGGGCCTGGACCACAGACAAGCTCGCGCAGAATGTCTTCCAGAAGAAGTTTATCAACCGCAGCCAGATCGTGTTGCGCTACGCGTTTTTAAACGCGGATCGAGTCCGTGGTATACCCGCGGACATGATCTGTATCGACGAGATTCAAGATATACACACAGACAGCGTGCCTGTCATCGAAGAGTGCGTGTCACACTCAGCGTTCAAGTTTAAACTCTACGCGGGCACGCCTAAGTCCCTCGACAACACCATAGAGTCTCTTTGGGCAGAGGACAGCACTCAAAACGAGTGGGTAGTCCCTTGCGGTAGATGCGGAGGCGGGGACTACCGCTACTGGAACATTCTGGATGAGGACAACATAGGCAAGGAGTGCTTAATCTGCGACAAGTGCCACGCCCCACTCAACGCGATGCACGATGACTCTCAATGGGCGAGTATGAACCCTAACCCTCGAGTGCCTAATCCTATGGAGGGTTACCGTATACCTCAGATCATGGTGCCCTGGCTCGAGTGGGATGACATTCTCTCTAAGCAGCTCATGTACACTCGGGCTAAGTTCTACAACGAGTGCCTAGGGCTCTCATATGACTCAGGGACGCGCCCCCTCACGAGGCAGGACATCTTCGATAATTGTAACCCTTCTATAAGGATCACACCTGAAGGGATGAAGCACTCACACAGCGCCTTCGCGGGAGTGCAGACGTTTATGGGGATCGACTGGGGCACCGGGGAGCAAACATATACGCTCGCCGTTGTGTGTAAGTACATCTCAGGTAAATTCCAAATCGTGTATTGCCACCGCTTCGAGGGGGCGGAGTCGGAGCCTAGTATTCAACTAGAGCGGATCTATGCTCTCGTGGGGCATTGGCGACCTGATCTCATCGGGTGCGATTACGGAGGAGGCTTTGACCGCAACGACGCCATGATCCGTAAGTTTGGCCCTACCCGCGTGTTTAAATATCAGTACTCGACCATCACTAGCGGCAAGATAAGATGGGACGGAGGTCTCGCCCGATTCTTACTGAACCGGACTGAGGTCATGTCTGACATGTTTAACGGCATAAGGAGACGCGATGTGTTCGCGTTCCCCGCGTGGGAAGACTTTGAGAGGCCTTACGCGTCTGACATGCTCAACATATTCTCCGAGTTCTCTGAGGAGCGCCGCATAAATGAGTACAAGAAGAGCAAGGGTGTCGCCGATGATACGTTCCACGCGCTCCTGCTAGCGTTCATGGTCTCAACGATTAAAGTACCGAGGCCTGACGTGATCGTTCCGCAGAAGCAGACGTCGTAGACGCGTATCCCTGGAGCCGCGTAGAGAAGAGTCTCAGCTTATCAAGCGTTATAAGACGGGACGGGTCTACTAATATCTCAGGCATCGCCTCTCCTCGAGTGATCAACCTCTCCGTGAACGTCTTAAGGAGTTTGAATCCTAACTTTGAGCACGCGCTTCTGTCTAATCTCAGGAGATCCTCGCTCCACACGCACAAGGTGTCGTAACCGAAGGTCTTGAGCTTGGAGACGCGTCTAATCTCCGCCCTTACGATCTTAGTGTCATCTGGCTTAAGCTGTACATCGGGCTGCCTCGAGCTCAGCGCGAGCTCTAGCACGCGAACTCTGACGTCGAGAGAGAGCACCTTAGAGTTAAGCGCGCCGACGCGGTCGTAGATTACGCCTAGCGCCCCTTTTTTAGACTTTGAGTCAACTAAGGCGTGGACCTCACGCTCTATGAATACGCAGCGCCCCTTGACGTGCCACCTTGTCAATAACCCTTTATTGACGTATCTTCTTATGGTCCTCGCGCTCACGCCTAAGAGTTGCGTAACCTCGTGTAGAGTGAGATACTGAGACAAAAGACAACCCTCTCATACGCCTTTGCGGAGTTTATATGACTTACGACAAGCAACAGCTCGCCCATTTAGGGAAGAGCGCGGCAGATCTACATTTAAAGCATGATATGCCTTTAGGGGACGCTGTCGTCAAGACCGTTCAGAGCACACAAGGTCTGACAGAACATCACGTCACTCGTATACTCGAGAACGCTAACCTCATCACCTTTGAAGAGAAATTTAAGGGTGGGGATGACAAGCACGTAGTCTTTGATCTCGCAGACCCGCTCTACGTTCACAACAGCCTAGACCGAGAGAGCGCGGCTCCGGAGCCGATTGATGAGTCGTATCTCAGCGCGCCTAACTACAACGAGCCTCGTGACCCTACGATCTTTGACCACGAAGGCGAAGAGAAGTCGAGCAGCTATGTAGACGTCAACTATGACCACTATCTCAACAAAGAGCTCGTCACGACGCGCTCTGCTATACAGCACGTCTCGGCAGATCTCAATCGCGCAGACAGCGCGTCAGAGTATGAGCTGTCCAAGCTCGCGACTATGATCAGGAGCGCTGCTGTGGCGGAGCAGAACGCCACGGCGCCTATGGAGCTGATGAGCTACGCCGCTGAAGATCATAACGTTTTCCAGAAGGTGGCTCACGTCGTGTCTAGTCATATCCCAGGCGGTGTCAGCCGTGGGGATTTCTCACGACGCGCCCCGAACCTCAATCACCCTATATGCCTGCAGTATGCTCGGGTAGAGGGTCATATAAAAGAGGCGAATCATCTCAAGCGCGGCTTATTAGCGCTGAATAAGAAGAAGCAGACGCTAGAATCTGAATTACAAGGGAGGTCCTGATGGGCGGTTTCTCTATCTCAAAGAAGTATAATTTAAACGCGCCTCAGCGCAGATCGCTCAACAACCGCGTTGACAGTATAATAGACGGTCTCAATAAAGAGGCCGCGAGCGAAGCGGGTAAAGCGTTCATGTACACATTAGGCGGCTCGATGGCAGGCGCCGCCGTAGCCTATGGCGTCCCCGCGGCTCTTCAGGGTGTGCGCAACGCGCGCGTCCGCGCTAATAAGGACAAGCTGATCTCCGAGATGAAGAGAGCGAACCCTGAGATACGGAATTACGGACAGAGGGATATAGACCTCGTCTACAACTCTCTGGCCATGCACGCTCCTCGCGTACTAGAAGACCCTCTTCTTGGCTCTCAGGTTATGGCTGACGCTCTCCGCCGAGGCAACAATATGGACATCGGGGCGTTGAGTAATGTGAGTAAGCTGACAGGGGGGTCAGGGATGCAGGAGCACGAGCGTGACGCTGTGGGTGTACTTAGCGGTGGTGTAGCCCGAGGCGCTGAAGGTGTGGCTAGGGATAGATACAAGACTAGATCTAGCAGTAAAAGATCAGGCGACAAAGACAGCAAAAAAACCGGTAAATAGTTAAGGAAACCCCCCGCTTTGATTTACAAAGAGAGTACATTCGCAAGCATAGGCGCTGACGGCGCGCCTCTTATGGGCGTAATCGGTCCGTCTTCTCCCTTCGACACGATGGAGAAGACTGCAGGTATACACCCTGAGGTGCTCAAGTTTAAGCAGATGCTCGAGCCAGAACCGGACAAGACTTACGTTCACATACTCGCGTTAGGCGCGGGCGACTACTATGGACCTAATCTCAACAATGATCACTTCCCATGGGCCGGTTTAAGTCATGACCACTCGAGTACTCCTCACCCGTATCTTCACGGGTATAAAACTTTTCTTAACGCTCATTCTTTTGCTCACCACGTAAACAAAGATCCCGCAAAGTCTTACGGCGATGTGATCTTATCTACTCTTAACCATAAGATGAAGCGCGTAGAGCTCGTCGTCGCGATTGATCACGAGAGGTGCGAGAAGAACGGCGGGCGTAGCATCCTCCAGAAGATTCATGACGGCGAGTACCCATCGACGTCTATGGGCTGCCGCGTACCTTATGACGTATGCTCAATATGTGAGAACAAGGCGCGGTTCAGGAGCGAGTACTGCGAACATATGCGTCAGATGCCGGGTAAGATCATGCGCGATGGCCGCAAGGTCTTCGTGTATAACCACTACCCTCGCTTCTTTGACATCAGCTTCGTGTTCATCGGCGCTGACCGTACGAGCTTTGTGTTAGAGAAGATCGCGAGCGGCTCAGGCATATTCGTCCCGCCTAATTACGGCGAGATTGAGAAGACGGCGTCTACGCGTCTCAACAAGTCTCTGCGTAGAGGTACGGGCATTCGGCAGAAGAATACGCGCATGCGTATTAAGCGAAAGGTGAGCAGACAGAAGAAGCTCACGCCTAAGTTGATCACGTTCGGCAAGCTCGAGTCAGCCCGTAAGCGTGGTGTTCAACCTAATCCGCCTATGTATGGTGGGAGTCTGCTCGCTCAGAACAGCCTGTTACCGCAGATGCAGGTCACAGCCCGAGGAGGTGGAATATTGGCTCTAAACAGCGACGCGGAGTCGAGCAACACACCTGACGTGTTCTTAGACAGGCGTCTCGACATGAGCAAGATGTCGAGTTTGAAGCTGGCTGAGGCGGAGAAGATCTCTGAGATCTTTAAACGTGTTAACTCTCTCCCGATGGGGCGCGCTGTGCCGATGCGTGTAGGCAGAGAAGCGATGATCCCTGATGACATACTCGACCAACTAGCGGGAAGGGGTGATCTGCCGTCTACGCTCGGCGCGCTAGGCTCTGCGGGTATCGCGTTGCGCCCTAAGGAGTTTCAACGCGTTTACCTTAAGTCTAGAGGTGATCACGACCTCGCGCACAGCTTACGCTCGAGCAATCGAGTGTTCTCGCCAGGCGTCCCCGGTAATATAGGGGTGATGCGCATCAGCGTGACAGGGAGAGCTCCAAGCTCAATCATGAGCCTCATCGCGCCGCTCCTGAGGGAGCGCAGCTCGATCACGCCCATCGCGATACGACGCGCGTCGACTATACAGAGGAGGCCTCTCGTCAAAGAGGGTCATTACGTCGACGACCCCGCGCTCGATGAGATAAGCGCGGCTTACGACTCGTATCGGACGAACCTCGCGCTGGAGTCCGAAGAGTTAATGAAGACCGCGATGCGCACGCCGGAGATCATGAATATGGTGCGCGAGGAGCGAGGCGGCGACTATAACAGCGCGAGCGGTGTTATGGAGGCGCTCTGTCTCCTCCCGGTGCTGTACTTCACCACGGCATACCGAGAGTCTGTCTGTCACTGCGGCATGACGCCCGTCGAGTTTGCGGTGTGCTTCGCTCAAAAGAACCCGCAGATCACTAAATATCTCTCAGGTCTACTTGCGAAATGCGACTGACTTCCTATATTCTTATTTTAAACACAGAGACGGAGACCTAAATGGATGACCAACTCTTAAATGATCTCTACGGGATCGAACCGCAAGATCATCAAGACGGTGATATGATCAAGGCCGCGCAGGCCGAGCTCGTAGAGTCTGTAGCTGATGAAGCGGGTATCGATCTCGCGGAGATGGACGACGCAGAGCTTGACAAGTTCGCGTCATATGTATTGTCAGACGCGTCAGATGACGTATACACTGACCCGAGTCTCGCTGAGGCAGACCAGATGGGTCGCGTCATGGCTCACGCCTACGCAGACGAACAAATTAAAATCGCACACCAACTCGAGGAACAATACCTCACACAAGGAGACGACACTATGTACGACGATTTAGGTTACGCACTCGAGAAGCAGGCACAGGCCTGGGACTTTATCAAAGAGGCCAAAGAATATAAGGACATGTCCAACCTCGAGAAGATTCGGGAGAGTCGAAAGCGTAAGGGAATGGAAGGTTTCCGTGAAGGAGGCGCGACAACAGGTTCTCGGAGAGATTACCTCAAATCTTTAGTGGGTCGCGGCACCGGTTATTTTGACTTACGGTCTGCGCGAGGCATCGGTAAGGAGATCCGTAAGCAGCAAGGTAGTTTGACCAGCGCGCAACTCAAAGACCAAAATAAGTTGATGCGCTCTAAAGAATTTAAGGACGCAATCAAAGGCCTCAACGCCAACACACGACGAAACGTTCGTAAGTTAATTGTTCAAGGTGATTTTGCGACTGCGCAAAAGATGCTTGCGGGGAACCTCGCCACCGGCACTTCGCAGGAGATTATTGACGCGGCTGGTCGACAGGCTCGGTCAGGAGCGCGACGCGGTCTCATGATGCGCGGCGCAGGTAAGGCTGGCCTCGTAGCAGGCGGTCTTGGACTCGCGGGCTACGGCGCTTCACGCTCGATGCAGAAGAAGAGCTCTTATGATCCTGTCATCGAGATGGTAGAAGATCTTGACGGCTGGGAGTTCGCAAAGGAGGCGGAGCTTCGCGCCGCTGAGATCCTCCTCGAGAACGGCGTCGACCCTGAGACCTTCGAGGAGACTTACCCTGAGTCAGTTAAGCTCGCGAGCTTCCCTGAGCCGGGCGAGGCGCACACCTACGAAGGTGACGAAGAGCTGATCGACTACAACGAGATGCTCGACGATGCCGCTTACGACATCCTAGAAGACCTCGGTTTTTAAGAGCCGTTAGCGGACGATGAGGTATGCATGTGTGGCGAGACGTTTTATGGGGCTCTTTTACAGACGAGCTGACTAAGATCGCGAGAGCAAACGCAGTCGCGAAGACGATGCGTATGCCCTCTGGCGCCACACGCGCGGCTAAGCCGCCTAATATGCTTAAGAACATAAGGCCCGCTGGTAATATGTACCCCGCGAGGGGATACCAAGGCCCTATGTCTACGACGCCGAATATGGTCAAGCCGCGCGATTTTCAACCGCCGCCAGGCTCGACAATGCAGGCGCCGTCTATGCAGGTCACGGGAGCGGGCCCTGTCGGTATACCGACAAATATGCCTAACCCCGTAACTCAAGCGGCGCCGGGCATGCCTCCTCTCGGAGCTGTGAGCGGCCCTCCGACGCAGCGCGGTCCTATGAACATGATGAATACGAGAAGGTATTAGTATGAACAGTAATCTAAGAAGCATGATCGAAGACGCGCTCGACGGCGAGCTCCATGACGAGACCTTTAGCTACGACAGCTACGAGGACGTCCCGAGCGCTTACGGCGGAGACGAGATCACAAAGTTAGCGAGCGCGTTAAACTTCGTCGCGACGAGTCTCGATGACCTCGGCACGACTGACGAGAAGCTCGCGGAGCTTGAGCTGCTCCAGGAGAAGATCGCGTCAGGGTCAGGGGCCACGGCGACCGCGGAGGCGGCAGAGGACACGCTCGGCGCGTTCTATAAGAACCTCAAAGGTGGCTCAAGGGTGGGCCTCAGCGACGCGTTCGGTAAGCTCTCCACGGGGCGTAAGTTCGCGGTAGGAGGAGGCGCTGGCCTTGTCGGACTCGGCGCGCTCTACGGCGGCGCGAAGATGCTCGGTGGTGGAGATAAGCAGACCAACGTCGTTAAGGTCTCTAGTCTGCAAGACGCGAAGCAGCGCGCGCTCGTCAAGATGGCGGAGCACTACAACATCCCCGTCTGGGAGCTGGAGAAGATCGCGTTAGATACGCCTCAGGGATTAGCAGTTGATGGTTTAGCGAATAAAGGAGCTCTCTCAGAGGTAGCAAGGCCTGGTAAAGGCGCCACTAAGGCAGAGCTAACTACGTATAAGAAGTATCAGCAACAGTTAGCTCAGCGCCGACGGACAGCAGACATGCTACTTGGGAATAAGCAGGGTATCTCAGATGCGACAAAGACTAGCCTAGATAATTACGCAAAAGGCCAAGCAGTAACTGCCGCCGAGGCGAGCAGTATAAGAGAGAATATAGCAGCCAACCCCACGTCGAGCCAAGCCTTTCAATCGGGTGACAGGGTGCTAGGTCAGCGTCAAAGCCCAGATGCGTACGGGACCATGAGGGACCGCGTGACACGAAACCGCCAAGGCGCGGTAGTCCGTGGGAATTACGTGGAGAGGACGCTGAGCGACGGCAGCAAGGTGAACGTGGAGGCTCGATACGCAGGCATGCCCGTAGAGAAGCTGGAGGCTCGCCTACAGGGTCCTGTTGGAGGCAAGTCACAGATCAAGTCCGTCACGTTAAGCGAAGGCGATGCGTTAGCGAAAGAGCGTTTAGGCCTCTCTCGGGATTCAAACCTACAGCAGAGAGTTAAGCGTGATGCAATCGCAAAGCAGAGAGCCGCGAACCAGGCGACGACAGCCTCAAAAGCAGGCAGAAACGCGGACGGAAGCTTTATAAGCCCAGATGCCGAGAAGAGGTTCTCTGCTGACCAAGTGAAGGGTCGAGATGGGCTGAAAGCTAAACGAGGCGCACAGATGGAACGCGCGGCCGTGCGCAATCAACTACTAGGGCCTCAGTCGAGATCAGAGTCTGAGGCGTTAAGGGACACACTAAAAAGTGGCGTAGACAAAATCCTCGCAGCGCAAAGCAATAAAGCAAAGCCGACGCTAACGCCGAATGAAGTGGCCGCACTCAAGAGTAGGTTGGGCGACAACTACATGTTAGCTGTCAATAACGCTGGTAACCGTGGGACTGAGCAAGCAGCCGCAAGCGCGCGACAGACGCGTAATCGATCTGGCGTCAAAGGCAGCAGACAAGCAAATGTTGACAGCGCTGCTACTCAGGGTCGGCGAACAGGCGGTTTAGGCAGTAAGGCTGCCACAGAAGCAGGCGAGAAAGAGCTAGGCTTCTTAGCTAAGAACCGCCGCGCGTTACTCGGCGCGGGCGCGCTAGGCGCTGCGGGTCTCGCGGGTTATGGCGCATACAAAGCGTTCGGCGGAGGTGGTCAGAGCAAGGCCGCGTCTTATCGCGGTATGCGTAAGCTCGCTGAGGACCGCATCAGCCCCGCTCGTATCCGCGCAAGGAAGGCTGATCCGTTCAGCGGTATGGATATCCACCGCCCGGGCATGTCACGCAGCGCGAGCCCCTACGAGCCTATCGGCATTAAAGCGCAGCGCATCCGCGATCAGATCAACAGCGATATGCGCGGGTACGTGTCTAACGTCGGCGGGGGCTATAACCTCGATCGCTATCTAAACAAGTTTAACAAGTGAGGTAATCATGGCAGGTATTCCAAAAGAGTCCGTCGCGCAGCTGCTCAAGACCGCGAGCGCTAAGTTAATGGAGCAAGAGCAGGAGCTCGCGCAGCTACGCGCGTGGCACAATAACGCTCAGCTCCTGACCAAGGCCGCCTCGGTCGCTGACCGCATGGTCCATAACGGTCAGATCGACATGAGCGACCGCGACGCGAAGGCTTATGAGCTCGCAAACGCGCCTGAGCGCTTGCCTGTAGTCGAAGAAGCTATTAATATGATCGAGAACCCCTCGACCTTCTCGGTTGCCAGCATCTCTGACGAGTACGGAAGCGCGTCCACCGCGCGGACACAACTAGAATCATATCTTTTAGGTAACTAACACACACATAGAGGTGAATAATGGCTAATCAGACATTCGAACTCGTCTCTCCCTTTTTGAGCATCTACGCGCCGTCGCGCACCTTCAATGGTGGCGCAGCGTTGCTCAAGGGTCAGACTAATAACGCGCTCGTACCGGGAGAGCTCCTCTCGTTCGACACCAGCAACACTAACTACGGCGTGACTCGCGAGATCCCTGCGAACCTCGCGAGCTCTACGGTAGGTGACGTAGCTACTCAACCCGGATTCGTGTTCTTCAGCGAGACGGGCCGAGGTGATCTCATCACAGGCGGCAAGGTCCCTGTTCTGCAGTTCGGTCCCTATGAGGCAGACACTCAAGTGTTCGCGCGCAGCACAGCGGGTATTCTTCAAAACGAAGCAGCCAACGGCGGCGCCGGCGGTGACCTCACAGCGGCTAACGGCGTGGGTCAGCCCGTAGGTATCGCGGCTGTCCGTCACCCATCACTCTACGCTACAGCGGCCCCCGCCACAGCGGACGGCGGCGCTTACGGCGCGGACAGCGGAGCGGAATTGATCATCCCTGGTCTCACAGTGCTCACAGCCGCGCAGATCGCCGCGGGCGCTTTTGTAGCAGGTCACATCTCACGCATCACAGGCACAGGCACGAACATGAAGGTTCGCGTCCTCTTCGGCCTTTAATATATAGGAGACTAAAATGAGTTATTCAGCAGAAATGGTTAATAGTCTCTTCGTAGAGAAGCTCGGCTCAGAAGAGGGACGCGCTAAGATCGCGGCCTACGGCGGAGGCGTCATCCGCGATCACTTACGTGAAGTAAGCTTCGCGCGTAAAGTCTTACCTCCTCAGCCTGTGACCCCCGCGGAGTGTCAAGTCAGCACTGAGCATGACGGTCTCGTAAAGATCGAAGAGCTCGAGCCTGAATCACGCGCGATGGTCGTAGACTTCCGCGGCTCTAGCCGCGCTCGTTATATTCGCGCGCCTCGCGTCGCGGTCTCGTTCTTCACGATCGAGTCTGAGCACTTTGAGAAGACGGAGCAAGAGCTCCTCGCCTATAAGATGCCCATCACTAAGATGATCGAAGAGCAGAGCGCAAACGACCTCCAAGAGATCGAGGATCGTCAGTTCCTCATCTACGCAGAGTCTGGAATTCAGACGATCCAGAAGGCGGCTAACGAAGCCGCGGGATTTGCTCATGACGGGTTTAACGTGACTAACGTCCTCGCGGGCACGGTCGCGGTCGGTCCTGACCAAAACGCGTCCGTCATCAAGGGTCAGCTCGCGCTCGCTAGCGGTCAAGATGACTTCATCGTCCGCCCTGTCAACCGTCCTGACTTTGTGAACTTCTTTAAGCTATTCAGCGGGCCCGATCGCCGTCTACGCATGGAGCTCGTGCTCCTCACTGAGGCGGACTACGATGATATCCTTCAGTGGACTGTCGAGGACATGGGTGATCGTATCCAGTCTGAGACTGTCGTCGATGGGTACAAATACAATACCCTCCTCGGCCGTCGCTTTATCCGCACCATCAAGACGGACATCCTTCGTCGAGGTGTTGTGTATGGGTTCACCTCACCGGAGTTCCTCGGATGCTTCTACGTACTGAACAACACCAAGTTCTACGTAGATAAAGTCGGCAACAAGATCACGTTCTGGTGTTGGGAGGACATTGGCATGGCGTTCCTCAACCTCAACAGTCTCGTTAAGCTCGAGCTGTTTGGTGGCTCTGTGACACCTGATCACGCGGACACTGGATCACCTATCCGCTTGCCTGCTGATGAGGAGAATCTCGGTCGCGCGCGTAACCAGCAGTTCGGAGATGACGGATTCATCTCACCCGTGGTGTCTCAGTTCTGATTGACCTCTCTCCATGTTTCCTCCACTGTACTGAGGTTTAACCCTTACTACGGAGGAAGCATGTACGAGATCAAAGCGAAGTTGATCGCGGACCGCATCAACATCTCTCGCGGAGGCGCGAGGGCGCGTCGGTTACCTAGCATAGTCCTAGCGACCGGCGCTGTCCTGCGAATCGCGCCCGGCAGAAGTGTACGAGTGACTCAAGAGGTCTACGAGGCTAATAGATCACTCCTTGAGACGTTCAGCGGCATGATCGATGTGATTGACCGAAGAGAGGCCCCGCCGCCCACACCGCGCGAGGAGCTTAAGTCAGAAGAGAAGCCTAAGCGAAAGCGGAGTAAGCCCAAGCCCGCACCTGAGCCCGCGCCCGAGCCCGCACCCGAGCCCGCGCTCGAGCCCGCACCCGAGCCCGCACCCGCGCCCGCG